AAGCAGATGCGTGCCACAGTTGCCGGTTACGTCGCCCTTCACACCAACAACTAATCCCACGGGATTAAAGGAAACATCATGGAAAACAAAATGAAAACCTACCAGATCACAGTCTATTCAACTGTGACAAAACTTCACACTGTAAATGCATACAGTAAAGAGGGCGCTATCGCTTGTGCCGGTGACATCATGAGCCCTATGGAAACTGGCGACGTCGGCTCTGATCCACACTGGAAACAGATCGTTACTTATGTGCAGGAATTGCCGTACACCCTGCGCGACTTGACACTAGAGGACGTTGCGTTCGTAGACGCATATTGCAGTGCGGTTGCTGTAGCACCACGTGCAGAGGTTGTGCGCTACGTGGCAACTGACCCAGAGTACCGCTCGGAGCGGGAGTTCTACGATTCCATGTCTGAGTACTACACGTCGATTGCCGACGCACACGAGGTATGGTACCAAGCGATGCAGTTTGCCAAGGAGTTCAAATGACACCCCAAGAGCTTTACAAACTACTTGACTACTTCGCCATTGACTACGAGGTCGTTGAGATTTTCGAGGGCGTGCGGATTCTGCGCGTCGAGGTGATTGACAAACCGGAGGAAGATCATGATGACTAACTGGGAAAAACTGGAGCGAGTACTTTTTGTACTCGGTTTAATTGTTGTTGCACTTGACTTGTTTTACTGGAGGCCATGATGGCTAATGAATACGTACTGTATTGGAGGCGGGAGGTTTTCTTCCGCACCAAGGTGATTGCAGACAGCACCGAGGACGCCCTAATTAGTGGGGCGAACAACTTACTGCGGGACAGCGGCCCATGGCACGACGATGACTTCGACGAGCTTGGCCCCGTGCATATTGACAACATTGAATGTATTCAGAAGGACGTGTTATGACTTTTACTTTATTCGAGACCATTGACTCCGTGATCGGTGAGTTCGCCTTGCCGTACCTAATCAATGCCGACGCGACTGGACTTGACGACGAGGAAGTAACTCTTGTCGAAGAATGGTTCGTTGCCAGTACCGACGACTGGCGGGATTCTGACGACAACTTGTGGGTGTATTCCCACATGGCTGTAATCGACGATTCTCGTGAGGAATTCCAGTTCGACGAGATTACTGGGCACTATGGCGCGACGCAGAAGGTCGCATTGTTTTTCACCAAGGTCAACTAATCCCGTGGGATTAAAAAGGAACTATTATGGGTTACAGATCAGACGTAAAGTACGTCATTTTGTTTAAGACGCAGGATCACCGCAACGCATTCCACTTGGAAGCTAAGCTCGTTGCATCAGAGGTGCAGTACGGGCTCGAGGTAATCAACGACTTCGACTTTCACTATGATGAACACGACGTGGACTTTCCATACCAGATACGTGTGCATTACGAGGACGTGAAGTGGTACGAGTCGACGCCATGGGTTGACATGCAGGAGAAACTCATGCAACTTGCACGGGATAGCTACGATGGTGCGTTTGTGTTCTTGCGCTTGGGTGAGGAAGACGATGACGTCGAGCAACAGAGCGGTGTACATGACGACAACATCCACGTGTATGTGGACAACTACATTGAGTTAACCCGTAGATCAAACTTTACATAAGGAAACATCATGAGCTATGACGACGACATCACACATGAGGAAATGTTCACGCACAAGTGCGGCAAGGTGTACCGAGTGCGTTGGTATCAGGACTACGACATGGGCTCCCCACTCGAGTGGTCAGACGGCCACGGGATTGTGCTCGAGATGGACTGGAACCCGCTCAATGCCGAGCAGATGGAGCAACACATCATCGACGAGGAACCTGACCTTGAGGAAGAGACCCGCCTGCGGATGCTGAAACCACTGTTCAGGTACGACAGACGCACAGTGCATCGGCTGTACTACGACTTTTTCTCGACGCTTGACATTGCACGCAGGGAATGGGGACACAAGACGCCCGAGGAATGCACCAAGGCGGTCGAGCAGGACTACAAGTACCTCAAGGGTTGGTACGAGGAGGACTGGCACTGGGTGCGACTTGAGGTGACGCAGATGATTGACGGCAAGCCTGACTTCGAGCACGTGTACAACGTAGGTGGGTACGAGAGTTCCCTGCCGCTTGACACTGACTTGGTTGAGGACAAGGTTTCCACGATCAACGAGGCTATCAAGGAATTGGAATGGGATAAACGCAGGTCGTTGCATCCCGGACAATTAGAGTTACCCCTTTGACTTGACATCCATACCACATAGTGGTACAATAATGACTATGGACTAGGGGATCGCCCACACCCCTTGTTCTTTCCGTAATCCCGTGGGATTAACTTGTTCACTTTACTTATTCACTGGAGATCATCATGGATCAATCACAACTGTTATCAATTTTTGGTGGCGTGTACGACAAACTTGTGTCGGACGTTGCAGACGCAGTTATCAGCAAGATGAAAGCTGAGACTCAGGCAGTGCTTGCGCTTGACGCAGAGGCATTACGTAGTTCACTCATTGAGTTACTCAACGACGACGACCAGACACGCGAGGCTGTGCACAACGCAACCGCTGTCTACATCGACGATCAGGTCGAGTCAAAGGTAGAGGACGCCATGAACGACTTCGACTTCGACTCCAAGATCGACGATGTTGTCGACCAGAAACTCACTGACTATGAGCCCAACTTCTCAGGCGGTGACTTCGAGGAAGCTGTCCGCACAGTCATTCGTGACGCCCTTTAATCCCACGGGATTAACTTTTTAACTGGAGAATTTTATGTCTATCAAAGATCACGCATTGCTAGTGTCCCTGTCAGTCAGCAAACCACAGATGACTCAGAAGGACGCCAAGGCTACCTCAGACGCTGAGCGTGCCAACAACGCCCATGGTGCAGGCCAGTACCGCAAGGACTTGTATCCCAAGTCACTGGTGCAACCGATCAACATGGTCGAGTCACAAGCCCGTGCCTACATCGAGAGCACAACCTACCCGTGGGACAGAGGTCAGGACATGCTCCCCTCGGCACGTTTCATGCAGTTCACTGAGCGCATGGGTAAGTTCGAGATCGAGTTCGAGCAGGCTGTGACTGCGTTCCTCAACAACTGGGGCAACGTCATGATGCATGCACAAGCTAGCCAAGGTGAGCTGTTCGACCCCAACGCTTACCCTGACCTGACTGACTTGCGTAGCGCATTCCGCTTCCGTATCAACTACCGCCCGATCACTGACATGACCGACTTCCGTGTAGCTATGCAGGAAGACGAGCTCAACACACTCAGGCAACAAGTGGAGGACGCGACCAAGGAATCCATGAACGCTGTACTGCGTGCACCACTGGAGCGTCTGAAGGAAGTTGTCGCTCGCTTACATGAGGTGACTGGCCGCACTGACCGCGAGATCATCAACAAGAAAACCGGTGCCGTTGAGGTACGTTCACCGATCTTCCGTGACTCAGTGTGCGAGAACATCGCTGAAGAAATTAACTTGCTTCATGACTTCGCGGGCATCTTGCCTGACGACATCTTGACGCTAGCTAAGACAGTGGCGGACACAACGCCACACCCACAACAACTGCGTGACGACCCCGAGAAACGTCGAGAGGTCAACATTCAGACAACTGCATTACTCGATTCTATTAACTCAATGTTGGAGGACTAAACCATGTCTATTACAGAAAAAACCATCGAACGCCTTGCCAATCAGCTCACTAACTTAGGCTGTGAGCTCAAGATCATTTCACCCGAGGGCTATGAGTACGGCGAGCTTGTCGTCGCACCTAAGAAACCAGTCAAGCAATCTGTTGACGTGCGTGGTGTTGTCGACTACCGAGCAGTCATTGACACCCTAGGTGTTGGTCAGTCAGCGATCATCGCTTTGCCTGACGGATTACCTATGCAGTCACTGCGTTCGTCTGTGTCGTCACGTTGTGCCAAGGTGTTTGGCTCTGGTGCTACAACATCGTCACTGACCAATGATGGCAAGGGCTTAGAAGTCCTGCGTCTGGAGTAATCATGGCCAAGCCCGAAACATACTGCATCATTGAGCTCGGTGGTCAAGGGCTTGTGGTGACGACTGACGTAGCCATGCAACTGTTCCCGCTGTTGTGTCAAGCTGAAGAGGTGACATACGACTGGACTGCACAGCGACACAAGCGTACCAAGCGTCAGTCGACTGTTAACAACATAGCGCTTAGACAATTTACAACAGCTCAGTACGCTGAGCTTGCACTGGACTCTGACTGAGAGTAAACTGTATGCCTGCTTAGCCGCAGGTACTTATTAACCCAAGGAAACTTATGAACTACCAAATCAAACTCGAGATGAATCTTGATGCTAACGCATTGCAGGTTTTGTTGCGTACCCTCGACGCAGGCCCTCATGGTCTTATGCGTGGAATGATCGACAACATCATCCAACAAGCGCAAGCTCAAGAGCAGGAAGCACGTGCCGCCGCTGAGGCCGCACCAACTGACGTTGTTGACGGCATGCCCGTTTCTCCCCTAAACTAATCCCATGGGATTACCCGTAGCCGATGCGGTTCATCGGCACCTTTCAACTTGTTCACTTATAGGAAATTATCATGCGTATTGCACACGTTACCCCCATCCTCGTTAAGCGTTACCTCAACGACAAGACACGAGCACGTACAACTTTCTTGCGTGGCCCATCGGGCATCGGCAAGTCCGAGGTTGTGTTCCAGACAAGCAAGCTATTGTCTGAGCATGTATCTAACTGGCAAGGGGTCGTCGACCTTCGCCTTGCACAGATGGAGCCCACTGACCTTCGCGGTATCCCGCACGTTGTCGATGGCCGCACACACTGGGCACGCCCCGGTTTCCTACCCGAGTCAGGTGCAGGTCTACTGTTCCTTGATGAGATCACGTCAGCTCCCCCTTCAGTGCAGGCCGCCGCATACCAGTTGTGCCTGACGCCCGAGGACTTCGGCATTCCCCCTGAGTGGATGGTCATCGCCGCAGGCAATCGCAAGACCGACCGAGGCGTGACGTTTAACCTAGCCGCACCACTGCAGAACCGCATGTGTGACATCGACGTCAACACCACGATCGACGACTTCGTTGCCCATGCAATCACACGTGGCATTCGCCCAGAGATTCTGTCTCTGTTGCAAGACCGCCCTGACTTGTTGCACAAGTTCGAGCCCACTGGTGACATTCGTCCCTTCCCCTCACCACGTTCATGGTTCGCTGTGTCGCACACACTGGAGCTTGACCTGCCTGTGCAGGATCGCGTCGAGCTTATCAAGGGTGACGTTGGTGAAGAGGCGGCCATGATCTTCGAGACACACTTGCGTGTGTGGGAGTCGATGCCACGTATCGAGGACATCTTGCAAGGCAAGGACGTGCCTGTGCCCAAGGAACTCAACGTACGCTATTGCGTCGCTATGGGCTTGGCTACACGCCTCGACGCTACCAACTTCGACAAGGCATGGAAGTTCTTGGCTAAGATGCCCGGCGAGGTGCAGACACTCACCATCAAACTGGCACACAAGCGTGATCGCACGATCACTAAGAGTGCGGCATTCACACAGTGGGCTATCGCTAACCAAGCAGCGTTTGCAATGAAATGAAGATGGTTGACAAACGACCCGAGCTCAGATGGCAGAACACACCCGTGGGTTCGTGGACTGCCTATGTTGAGAAACGCTCGCGGGCTAGCTCACTCAAGCAAATGCACGTCAAGCATGTGTTCGCATTCGTCCGCCCTGCCTACAACATGTCTGGGTTACTTGACTCAGACAAGGGTTGGGTTGTGACACGCAACACGTTCGACGATGTGCAGAGCTTCGATGACCTTGCCACTGCGCGTGTGTTTGTTGAGTCGTTGTTCGCATTGGAATATAATTGACCTAATCCCATGGGATTAACTTGTTTACTTACTGGAGAAATTATGAGCACACTATCTGACCGCATCGATGTTGCATACAGCAAGCTCGGTTTGCGTGAGTCCTTCATTGCCGCCGTCATGACACGCGTCAAGCGCGAGGTCTCTGACAAGGTATCCACTGCCGGTACCAATGGCACATGGGTTCGCTTCAACCCTGCGTTCTGTGATCCACTGACTGACGAGGAGTTGTTCGGTCTCGTGTTACACGAGGCTGTGCACGTTGTCATGATGCACATGTGGCGTCGCGATGGCCGTGACCCTAGCTTGTGGAACTACGCCAATGACGCACTCATCAACGCCTACATCCGTAGCCGTGGGTGGCAGTTACCCAAGGGCGGTGTCAACTTGTCGTGGGTACGTGAGAGCATGTCCTCCGAGGAAGTCTATGCCAAGCTCAAGGAAAATCCTCCGCCCCCTATGGGTGGCTCAGGCTCCGGTGATGGCGAGGGCGATGGTCAGACCAATGCAGGCGGGTTCGATGGCAAGGGTGATCTCGAGGATGCACAAGACGAGGCGACTCGTGTCGACATGGAAGCTACCATTGTTGCCGCCGCTAAGATGGCCAAGGAATGTGGTCAGGGTTCTACCCTCATCGATCGTGTCCTTGACAACGTAGGTCAACCCCATGTGCGTTGGCAAGACGTGACTCGTTCCATGCTGACAGAATCATCTGCCGCTGACTACACGTACCTGCGTCCTTCGCGTCGATTCATTGGCTCTGGCTTGTACATGCCATCGCTTCGGACTGACTCGCTCGGTGGCTTGGCTATTGGCTTTGACACGTCAGGCTCGATGGGCCCCAAGGAATGCAATCAGATTGCCGCTGAGATTCAGGCGATCGTTGACGACTTGCAACCATCGTTCATCGAGGTTGTGTACTGCGACTACAGTGTGACCAAGGTCGAGCGCTTCGAGCGCGACGACATGCTTAAGCTACACCCCAAGGGTGGTGGCGGCACACGATTCCAACCAGTGTTCGAACACTTGGCTACAAGTGACGACCGCTACTGCGGCCTGATCTTTTTCACCGACATGGAGGGCAACTTGCAGGAATGCGAGGAACCAACCTTCCCTGTTATCTGGGCCGACATCGGCTATTCACACCCGACCGAACCATTCGGCACACGGGTTACTGTTGCATTGTGAGAACTATATGAACGCGACTTTATCTAAAGACGTTATGTACCGACTGACCCGCATCGAGACCAAACTCGTGCGCGGGTTTGAGGAACTGGGCGTCAACATCGACCAAGACCGTGAGTGGTTGTCCGTCGACGAAGAGAACCTCGTTGTGTACGTCTCAACACTGGGACGTTCTATGACTGTGGTACTCAGCGACATGGCACGTGCCGGTGCCAAGAGCGTTGGGAAGTTCTACGACATCGTCAATCGCGGCGAGGTCGTGGGGTCAATTTGTTTCAAGCCAATCATATGAGGACAACTATCATGAATCAGCCAACTCCTGTCACACACATGGGCATCCCTGTACGTTCTGTGTGCTTCCCCCGAATCCCCGCCGACGACAACCGCTTTGTGTGGACTGCCGGTGCAGATGTGCAATCTGTGTGGCGTCGCTTCGGTTGGAAACCACTGGACGAGCTACAGAAGAAAGATGTGCAATGATTAAGTACGATGGCTATGACGAGGCCATCATTGGCCCTGCAAGCATCTGGCGAGACAGCACCATGGTATCTGTACTGGTGTATGACGCCGAGAAAATACGGGAGATACTTATGCGTGACGGCATGACCGCCGAGGAAGCGCGTGAGTTTATTGAGTTCAACATTGAAGGTGGCTACTTGGGCGTTGAGACACCCGTGCTTGTGTGGCCTGACGATATTTGGGATGAATCGGATGAAGAGTAATTTTGTAAACAACCACTTGTCAATTGGTAGCGATCAACCGGTGCACAAGTCTCGGTTGTGTAACAAGTGTGAAGAGCTGCGACTGCCAGAGGGCGGCGTACAAATGAATCCGTCACGTTGGATTTGTGCCTCGTGTTGGACTAACCGCGTGACTGGACGCAACCTTAAACAAGTTAAAAAGAAGGACGAGAAAAATGACTGAACGAGCAGACGACATGCAAGTGGGTGGCGCTCACTATAAAGACATGCCAATCCAACCATGGGCAGTTATGGAAGCTGTGATGACACCGGACGAGTTCCGTGGGTTTCTCAAAGGCAACATCATCAAGTACAGCATGCGTGCCGGACGCAAGGACGGTAGTGACGATGCAGGCAAAGCGATGCACTACATTTACAAACTACGTGAGTTCAACGATGCGCAAGAGAAGCAAGTATCGGCCTAGGTCAGTACTCGTCAACCCATTGGGCTACGTCCTCGAGAGTATTACTCCCGTGGCAAAACATGAACAGTACCTTGTGGAGCTTAAGATCAAGACCCACTTGGCAATGTCGACACTGACTAAAGGACTTGCGACACGCGGTGACATCGACACGTTGATTGCAACAGTAAACATAGTAGAAGCCCTGTATCGACTTGGCTTTGGTAGAGAGTATGCTGACGTTGTAAAAGGCGGGCTAGACGCATTGCGTTCAGTAGGTAAACGTGGGGCTGAGAGCGGCAGGTTCATTCTCAAATCAGACGAGATGAACGCGCTTAACTTGGCAATGGAATTGCACGATGCGCAGATGGAAATCATCACGATCAAGGACATGGACAAAGCCATTGCACTTGTGAAAGAAGAGTTTCGTCAGCGCAAGATGAGACCTATCGTGGAGACAAAGAAATGACAAGCGACGAAGTCTATAAACTGATAGAGGACAACGGACTGACTTTACACGGGGACATTGAACACTTTGCTGCACTTGTAACAGAACACTACGCCAAGCAACTTGAAATACCCGCACCAATAGGGTACCTGTGTGAGAACGCAGTAGGGCATAGATACTTTAGGTGGAAGAAACCGTCTAGCATGTACAAACCAATTCCACTCTACACAAGGGGGCAACCATGAAAACGGATGAAGACTATGAGTTCGAACGCATTGAACGTGAAAACAGAATCAGAAGTAGTGGCATGGAATGTTGCACATACGACTGTATCCAAGGAAGGGATTGCCCGATCAGGAAACAACGTGTGGCCGTTTCCGCCATTCCCAAACCCGAAGGACAAGGGCAACCGAGTTCCGAAGTTCAACCCAGAGAACCATGAGGACGCACCCATATGAACTTATCACAAGGCAAACTTGCCGATGGCTTACTTAGTGAGTTACTGGAAGTTGTCTACAAATACGAAGAGGCAATGATTCTGCCAACGGTGCTAGGCATACTGGACATTGTGAAGGTGCAGCTCATTGAGGATCACATGGAAGCCATGGAGGATGACGATGACTAAAGACGAAGCATTGAATCATGCGCTGGAGGCGTTGGATGGACTAAGTGAGCCATACGATGTTTTGAAAGCCCAAGACGCCATCAAAGAAGCCTTGGCACAGCCAGACCAATACGCCAAAGGTTATGCCGATGCGATGAATTGGAAAGTACAGAACCATATTGAGCATTTGCCTGCGGCGCAAAAACTTGCAGAGTGGAAACTTGTCCCGATAAAGCCAACAGAAGAAATGCTCAAGGCAATGGATGAGTGTTCAACAGAGGGCTATGACGAACGATTGCTTGCAGGTCATGCGGCATCTGTTTACATGGCGGCAGTTGATGTTGCTCCTACACCACCACAGCGCCCTTGGGTTGGGCTGACGGATGAGGAGATTGTTTTGATTGTGGCTGAGTGTTCGGCTTCTCATCAGCACACGGACATTCACTTTGCCCGAGCCATTGAAGCCAAACTCAAGGAGAAGAACACATGACGCCAAAACAAGAAAAAGCGTTGCGTGAATATCTACAAGAGGCCATAGTTCCATTAATTGAGCAGGTGCTTGTCAAGAAGTTGGGGCAAGCCATGACGTTTGCCGCAGAAGAACTTATTCAACCAAAACGTGAATGGCAGGGGCTGACGGATGAGGAGATTGACGAGTTGTCGCGCACTATGGTCAAGGGCAACAAATCAGTGAACTGGCTTTGCCGAGCCATCGAAGCCGCGCACGGCATTAAGGGGGAAGTATGACTAAAGACGAAACACTCAAACAACTTAGCTATGAGCTTTTTGACTTAGTCAAAAAATACCATAACCAACTAACAACTGCCGAGTTAATTGGTGTTTTAGAGATACATAAACAAGAATCACTCTGGCATCACTTTGAGCAAGTTAAACAAGAAATGATAGCCGAACAAAGGAGTAAGACATGAACGACGTACTTCTATTCCTAACTGGCCCCGTGTTAGTAATTTGCGCTGTCGCTGTTGTTACCGTCTTTGAATATTTCCGCACTGATTGCAAACACGAGTACGGCGACTGGTATTCGTTCCCAAGCGAACATTCTTATGTGCAACAGCGCCAGTGCAAGAAATGCCAATTCACTTACACATACCAAGAAAGGAAGATCGGACATGAACAACATCAACATAACAATGTACACAAAGGCTAACTGCCCCAACTGTGAAACTGCCAAGATGGTACTAAGCAAACTTGGTTTGAAGTACACAGACGTTGACGTCGAACTCGGCGACCGCTTGAAGAACTTGCTGAGGGAGTTTCCCGACGCACGTCAGATGCCGCAGATATTTTTCAACGACCAACGTGTAGGTGGCTTGGCAGGACTGCAAGCCGCACTCAAACAAATCGGCAGTGTACCTCTATGATCCTCGTAGACACTGAAGTAGAACGCAGACGCTGTGCGGCCATTGTCCGACGTGCGATCGTACGCAACAAAGACAACATCATGCACGTGCAAATACTCAAGCGTGTGCTTGAGAAGATCGTTAACCCAAGGGAACCTAAGAAAGAAAACAATGTCACTACTTAACTCATTATTCGGTAGCTCCGGTCAAGCTAATAACAACATCGCTGCGAACACAGGGGCGGTTACAGGGTCGGTTTTAACATCCAACATGCTTGGCCAGAGCCAGCTCACTACGAGCCAAGCACAGTGGAACGCAGCGCAAGGAGTTATTGCAGGTAGCTCGTACCCATATACGATGTCGGCGTATCGTGCGCTTCACTTAGTAGTTAAACAAGTTGAAAACGGTTACACTGTGGAGATCGGCGGGTCGGTGCACATTGCAAGCGACCTCAAAGAAATTACTGACTTGTTAACTAACAGAGTAGCCGCGACGCTACTCGAATGGAATGAATAATGGACATACTCACTGTTGATATTGAGACGTACTACGATGCACAATTCAGTTTGTCAAAGATGCAGACTGATGCGTACATCATGGACGATCGATTCGAATTCATTGGCGTGTGCGTTGCACGTAACGCTGAGCCGCCTGTGTGGTTCTCTGGCCCTGAGTCTGTAATCATGGCGTGGATGCACGCTAACTACGACTGGGCTAACTCTGCTGTGCGATGCCACAACACATTGTTTGACGGGTACGCGCTGACGCAACGACTAGCAATACGACCGCGGTTGTGGATGGACACACTCTCCCAAGCCCGCATGCTCTACCCCCACTTAGTCTCTCACTCACTTGCTAACTTAACCAAATTCTTCGGGTTCCCTGACAAGGGTACTGAAGTTATTAAAGCAATGGGCAAACGCCGTAATGACTTTAATCCCATGGAATTAGAGGCGTACGCAGATTACTGCAAGCATGACACGTGGCTGTGCCGTGCAATCGGTGAGAAGATGGATGCGTTCACACCTACACTGGAGACGCGCCTGATCGACATGACTGTGCGGATGTTCACTGAGCCTACGCTTGTGGGTGATGTAGCCATGATGGAACAGTTGTACAAAGACGAGGTCGCCCGCAAGGACATGCTGATGCGTTCACTGGTTGTCGGCAAGGACACGCTGATGTCTAACGACAAGTTTGCTGAACAGCTTGAGATGCTTGGTGTACCCGCGCCCAAAAAGATTAGTGCTACAACCGGTAAGGAAACGTTTGCGTTCGCTAAGAGCGACAAGAACTTCACCGACTTGCTCGACCATGAGAACCCACAGGTGCAGACGCTCGTCGCCGCACGCCTTGGTGTGAAGACAACCATCGCTGAGACCCGTGCGCTCAAGTTCGTGGATACTGCAAAGCGTGGCCCACTGCCGGTGTACCTCAACTTCTGGGGCGCTAAAACCACTGGCCGGTACTCAGGCGGCAACAGCATCAACTGGCAGAACATCCCCGCTCGTGGCCCGTCCGCGGGTCTGCGTAACGCCTTGCTCGCTCCCGAGGGACACACTGTGCTCGTCGGTGACTCGTCGAACATTGAGCTTCGCACTGTGATGGCTTTGGCCGGACAGGATGACGTGGTGGAGAAGTTGGCCAAGGGCGTTGACTTGTACTGTGACTTTGCGTCCAAGCTGTTTGGTCGTGACATTACCAAGGCTGACAAGGCAGAACGTTTCCTCGGTAAGACTGCGATGTTGGGCCTGCAATACGGTGCCGGTGCTCAGCGATTCCAAGAGATGGTTCGCATTGCGTCGCGCACTGACCCGTCAGTTCAGCCGATCGGTCTTGACCGTGCGTATGACATTGTGAACCTGTACCGCTCAGTGCACCACAAGGTTGTCGATCTGTGGGGTCGTTGTCAGCAAGTCATTCTGCCGGACATCGCCAATGGTTGCACCATGATGAACGTGGACGTAAATGGTTGGTTTATCACGCAGAAGGATGGCTTTGGTCGCCCCGGTGAGCCCGGTGTCATGTACCACGACCTGAAGTGGGACGGCAAAGAGTGGACATACCTGATGGGAAAACAACGCGTTCGCATCTTTGGCCCGAAAGTTGTAGAAAATTTGTCGCAACATGCTGCAATGCGGATCGTTATGTGGCAAACTGCACGTATTAACCAACGGTATCCCGTGAAGCTGTCAGTCCATGACGAAGCAGTGTGCGTGGTACCAAATGAAGAACTTACTGAAGCTCGTGCCTATATGGAAGAGTGCCTAGCTTTGACGCCCAAGTGGTGTCGGAGCATTCCCGTATCTTGTGAGACGGGTGTTGGCCCGTCATATGGTGCGGCGAAATAGGAAACTTATGACCCAACCAATGCCGCTGTCTTTTAGTCGTCTGTCAACATTTGAAACATGCGAGGCTCAGTTCGATTACCTGTACGTGTCCAAGCGCGTGCTCAACACATCGAACGAGGCATCCGAGTACGGAGACCGTGTTCACAAGTTGCTAGAAGCTAAAGGCCGTGGTGTGCTAGACCTCGACTCGTTGTCCGCTGAAGGACGCAAAACGCTAGAGCAGTGGGGCAGTGTTGTCGACGTCATCATGAAACGACCGGGCGAGAAATTGTTCGAGCACCAGATGGCTGTCAATGCTGACCTACAGCCCGTTGACTGGTTTGCTAAAGACGTGTGGATCAGATCAATTGCTGACGTGCTTGTTGTGGACGGTGACACTGCGTACTGCCTTGACTACAAGACTGGCAAAGTGAAGGACAACCCAACACAGTTGCAGTTGTTTGCGGCCATGGTGTTCTGGCACTACCCTGAAGTAACAAAGGTCAAGACGTCATTCATCTGGCTCAAGTTCAACGAGACGACAAACGCAACGTACGAGCGCAGGTTCTTGGACTCAATGTGGCGGGCACTGAAGCCTCGGTTCACTAAGGTGCAAGACGTGATTGAGCTCGGTGTATTTAAAACTAAACCCTCGGGCTTATGCCCATGGTGTGCGGCTAAGGACATTTGCCCTGACGCACGACTGAAAGGTAAACGATGAGCGACAAAAGCATTCGCAGAAAAATGCGAGGGAACATAGCGTGGAGTTTGCGCCACGTACACAAGCTGACATACAGAGAAGTTGGTATGTCGCTAGGCATAAGCAGTATTAGAGCGCGTCAATTAGTTACGTCGTGCGAAGCTTCCGATCGGCAGCAGATTATTAAAATCACTTGCGATGTTTACAGAACAAACGCGCATATCGAGGCGCTGGGGCATAAATTTGTAGATGAAGTACTTGCGCTATGCGAATCTCTAAATGGAGTAAGTAAATGAAGAATGAAGGCGATGTTAAAAAGATTGTCAAGGATGTACTCAAAGCTACTGACAAGTGTTGGTGGTTTATGCCATCTGCTAATGGCTTTGGTCGGGCTGGTGTGCCTGACTTTGTGGGCCATGTTGATGGTAATTTTTTTGCTGTTGAGACCAAGTTCGGCAAAGGCACTACTACAGCCCTACAAAACAAAGAGATCAGCGCAATACTACAAAGCGGAGGAAGAGTCTGGATCGTTCGTGAGACGTCCGTAGACGTGTGGGAAATGGAATTCAAAGCTTGGGTTGCACTGACATGCTTGTAATACCTGATAAGCGCAAGATCATTATCAACAGCAATGAGAATGCCACTGTGCAGTCTTTGATGCCGCATGCCAAGACGTTCACGCATGGTGGTGAGTCAATGCTTGCTGTGCCGTATGGTGTCGACGAATCCATTGTGCTGAAGAACTTGGGCTTTAGTGTTCCAGCTCCGATCATGCACTACTACACATGGCCCGCGCGGTTCGCGCCGATGGATCACCAGAAGGACACTGCGGCATTTCTCACAACACACAAGCGTGCCCTGTGCCTCAACGCACCGGGTACTGGTAAGTCCATCAGCTCGATATGGGCCGCGGACTTCCTGCTTGACGAAGGTGTGGCCAAGAAGGTTCTCATCATCGCGCCGTTGTCGACGCTGACCGTTGTATGGGGCAGGGAGCTTAAGCACCACTTGCCGCACCGCACGTTTGTGATCGTCACTGGTACGAAGGAGAAGCGTAAGCAGTTGCTTGAGAAGCCCGGTGTGCAGTACTTCATCATTAACCATGATGGCTTTAGTAACATGGCACCTGACCTCAAGGACTTCGACGTAGTAATTTACGACGAGGCCACAGCACTGAAGTCACCTAGCTCACAGCGCTACAAGATATTTGCTAAGTGGATGCAGACGCACAAGCCATGGCTGTGGATGCTCACTGGTACGCCGATCTCTCAGACGCCTGCGGACGCATGGACACTTGCACGCTTAGTGGACTCACCCACTTGCCCCAAGAGCTTCACGACGTTCAAAGACATGGTGATGCAGAAGGTCACAACGTTTAAGTGGACACCGCGTCAAGACGCACTTGAGACATGTAAGAAAGTTTTGCAACCATCGATTCGCTTTTCGCTTGACGAGTGCAAGGATTTGCCTGACACTAACTTCGTTGGTCGCAAGACAGAGTTAACACCTCAACAACAAAAAGCGTTTAAGGAAATGAAAGACAAAGCCGTGACTGTGTTTGCGGCGGGTGAAGTGACTGCTGCGAATG